TAGGGGTAAATAATGTTTGGAATAGATGACATCATTGGAGTAGGAATGAAGCTTGTTGATAAGCTGATTCCTGACCCTGCACAGAAAGCACAAGCACAGTTAGACCTAGCTAAGTTAGCTCAGGAAGGTAAACTTGCTGACCTACAAGCTGATATGAATGAGCAGAACAATGTGTCAGACCGCTGGAAAGCGGATATGACTTCTGATTCGTGGCTATCTAAAAACATTAGACCAATGGCTTTAATAGCAATTCTTGGTGGTTACTTTGTCTTTGCAATGATGTCAGCCTTTGGATTGAATGCTAATGAGAGTTACGTAACTTTGCTAGGAAATTGGGGAATGCTTGTTTTTGGGGCATATTTCGGCTCTCGTACACTTGAGAAAGTTACAGAGATTAGGAATAAAGCAAAATGAATCTAAGTGATCACTTTACTCTTGAAGAACTCACTGCTACTTCTCACAGAGAGTTTGACAATACACCTAATGCAACTGAAATAGCTAACTTAACAAGATTAGCAGCTGTGCTTGAGCAAGTTAAGACTTTACTCGGTGGTAAGCCTGTAATGATTAACTCTGGCTTTAGGTCTAAGCAGGTTAACGACTCTGTTGGTTCTAAAGATACTAGTCAACATCGTATTGGCTGTGCTGCTGACATCAGAGTCCCCGGAATGACTCCAGATGAGGTTGTGAAGGCTATCATGGCTTCTGACATAGGTTACGACCAGATTATCAGAGAATTCAACTCATGGACGCATATAAGCGTTCCTGACATGCCTTCTAGACCACCACGTAAACAAGCTTTGATTATTGATAAAGCTGGTACAAGAGCATACTCTTAAGTATATAAAAACCTTGACATTTAGTATAAAATGTGTTAAAATAAGGACACCATGGCATCCCCGACCTACTTACAATTAGTAAATGATGTACTGATTAGACTTCGTGAAAACGAGGTCTCTTCTGTGTCTGACAATAACTATTCAAAGCTTATTGGTAAATTCATTAATGATGCAAAGCGTCAATGTGAAGATGCTTATAACTGGAATGCATTATCAGATACATTATCTGCTGTAACTGGTGCAGATGTCTTTAACTATGTGTTAGTTGGTTCAGGTCAACGTTTTCGTGTACTAGACGTGATTGACGACACTAGTGATAATATGCTTAGGTTACAAACTTCGGCTCAAATGAATAAATTGTTTTTATTGCAATCAGCCCAAAAAGGTGCTCCAATATATTACAACTTTAATGGTACTAACGCTAACGGAGATACACAAGTAGATTTATATCCCATTCCTGATGGTGTGTACAATCTTCGTTTCAATATCATTAAACCCCAAGTACCTTTGTCTGCGAACTCAGATGCTTTATTAATTCCTTCAGAGCCAGTCATATTTAACGCTCTAGCCCGTGCAATGGGTGAGCGTGGTGAAGATGGCGGTATTGCTTCTAACGAAGCTTTTGCTATGTATAGAGCTTCTTTAAGTGACGCTATTTCTCTTGAGAGTGGTCGTTACCTTGAAGAAGGTGAGTGGACTAACTAATGGCAGAAGCTCTATTAACAGGGTCAATACAAGCTCCGGGGTTCTCTGGACTTAATATTCAAGATGCTTCAGTACAGCTCACAAGTGGGTATGCACTAGAAGCGTTTAATTGCGTAGTCGATAAATATGGTCGTATTGGTGCTCGTAAAGGTTGGACCAAAGTAAACACAACAGCAATTACGTCTAGTCCAGCAGTTAAAACTGTATTTGAGTTTGTTAAGTCTGACGGTAACGTAGTATTTAGTTGTGCTGGTAATAAAATTTATACTGGTACAACTACACTAACAGCAGCCGTAGACACAACAGTTGTAGACGCTGCTGGTACAGGAACAACTGCATATACAATTACTGATGACAACTGGCAGATTGCTGGTATGCCGTACAATCGGAGTGGTAATACTTCTGCTCATGCTGTGTTTGTTCAGGCAGGGCATCCAGTATTGGTTTACCATAAACTAGGTAATGCAACACATAACCATACTGGGTCTTACGGTTTTCAAAGATTAGGTGATGTTGGTACTTTACCTACAGGATATTCTGTAAGTACATTCCTGCCTAACTGTGCTATAACAGCTTATGGACGTATGTGGACTGCTAACATAACAGGTGATAATCAAACTGTTTACTTTAGTGACTTACAAGATCCATCTAACTTTACTACAGGTACTTCAGGTTACTTAGACATTAGTACCGTTATTCCTACTGGTGACGGTATCGTAGCATTAGCAGCACATAATGGTTTCTTAATTATTATGTGTTCTAGAACTATTTTAATTTATGCTAATCCTAGAGATCCAGCAACAATGACATTACAAGATGTCATTAAAGGTGTTGGCTGTATTGCTCGTGATTCTGTAGCTTCTGTGTTTGGTTCAGATATTATGTTCTTATCTGAAACTGGTGTACAGTCTCTTGGTCGTTTGATTCAAGAGAAATCTATGCCGTTGCGTGATGTGTCTAAGAATGTACGTGATGATTTAATTGCTAACGTAGCAACTGAGACATTAAAGAATATCAAAGCTGTGTATTATGCCACAGATGCTTTTTATCTCTTATCGTTACCATCAGTAGGTTTTACTTATTGCTTTGACACCCGTGGTGTGTTAGAGAATGGTGCAGCAAGAACAACTATTTGGAAGAATATCAATCCACGTTCTTTCTGTGTATTAGAGAATCGTGATTTATATGTTGGACAACTTGGTTATATAGGTAAATACAATAACTACCAAGATAACAGTTCTAGCTATCGTTGGTCTTACTACACTAATTACTTTGACTTCGATCAACCAACATCGATTAAGATTCTTAAGAAGCTAGGAATGGTTGTTATTGGTGGCGGTAGTCAGGTCATTTCTATTAAATGGGGCTTTGACTATACTAATAACTATAACAGCAGTACACTGACGTTAAAATCTATTACTGTTGCAGAATACGGAACAGCAGAATACGGCATCGCAGAATATGCTAATGGTATTGCTTTAGATAGTTTAAAGTTTAATGCTTCAGGATCGGGTAAAGTATTACAAATTGGATTTGAATCAGATATTAACGGATCTCCGCTATCTATTCAAAAAGTAGATGTAGCTATTAAAACAGGAAAGAATATATAATGTCTGATTATTCAAAGTCAACTAATTTTACTACTAAGGATACTCTTCCTACTGGTAATTCAGGTAAAATTGTTAAAGGTACTGAGTTAGATACTGAGTTTACAGCTATCTCTTCAGCTATTGCATCTAAAGCTGATATATCTAGTCCTGCTTTATTAGGAACACCTACTGCACCTACAGCATCTGCTGGAACTAATACAACTCAATTAGCAACTACAGCTTTTGTTACTGCTGCTTTGGCTCTTGTGTATCCAGTAGGTTCTATTTATATTAATGCTGCTGTTTCAACTAATCCTGCAACTTTAATGGGTTTTGGTACGTGGACAGCTTTTGGTGCTGGTAAAGTAATAGTTGGTTTAGATTCTGCTGATGCGTTGTTTGATACACTAGAAGAAACTGGTGGTTCTAAAGACGCTATTGTTGTAAGCCATACACATACAGCAACATCAACAGTAACAGATGCAGGACATACTCATCCACCATTATCGCCAATGACGAGTTTTGGTGGTAGTCCAAACAATGGTCAAGGTATTCGTGGAGATGTTGCACAAGGAACACTAACAGCAACAACAGGCTCTGCTGTTACAGGAATTACTGTAGCTACAACTAATGCTTCAACAGGATCTAGTGGTACTAACGCTAACGTACCTCCATTCATTGTAGTAAAAATGTGGAAGCGTACTGCTTGATTACAAGTCATTCATTAGTATGTAGCAATTTAGATGTTCTTCCGTTACAGCAAGAACTTCTAGCTAACTACAGTGAGTTTGATAAATACGACTATAGAAGAACTTTTCCTAACTCACCACATGCTCAAATGCAAGACATCTGGGCTAGATATAACGATGTAAGACCTTTTGAAGCTAAAGGTAGTTTAGAAGGGTTTGAAGCAGAACACGATTCAATCTGGTATCCAGTAATAGATAAGATACCAAGTGTTAAGAAAGTAGTGTTTGATTTAATGCGTGTTGTTGATGGTGAGCGTTTAGGTGGTGTTTTAATTACTAAACTACCTGCTAATGGACACATCGCCAGACACACAGACGCAGGGTGGCATGCCCAGTATTACGATAAGTTTTATGTCCCAATTATGAACTCTAAAGGTTCTATATTTGGATTTGATGATGGTGTTATAGATCCTGAACTAGGACAAGCTTGGTGGTTTGATAACTCTAATCCTCATTGGGTAGATAACGAAAGTGATACAGACAGAATAGCAATGATTGTTTGTATTCGTACAGAGATGTTTAAGGATAAAAATGCA